GCATACGCAAAACGATATATATCTTAAGATATATTCTCGCCTGCTAGCGGACATCTCCATAAGAACAGGGGTACTACTAAGTCCCCCTAGTGATCTTGGTGATGATTGGGTCCTTATAGAAGGTCCCAAGCTAGATAAGCAGGTCCTCGGTTATATCGAAGGATGGCAAAAGGAAGTTGAGTTTCCTGAGTGGGTTAAACCACTCTGGGCTCGCTTCCTCCTGGATAAAGATCCAGACATCCTTAGGTGTCTCCGACAACTGCTTGTTTTCTGCTACAAGATCGAGTTTGAACCCTCCAATGAGCAACTCAACGCAGCCATCGAAGGCTTCGTCGAAACGGAAGAAAACGTCGCGCTCTGGTCCGAAAGTGCGGAAAACCGCACCTACGGAGCCATCCGAACTATTGGAAACAATAGTAAAGATAGCAGAGATTGCGTCGCCTTTCTTTCTGAGGCGCGGAGACTGATCAGTCGCGTTTGCGCAAAGATCAACCTCCTTAATATTATCCCTCATCATGGTCCAGGTGCGGTTTTCCCCGCACGTAAGCCATGGAAGAAGGTAATATTTACCACGTGCTATAGCTCTATCGACAGGTACTATCCTTGGTCTGAGTATTTTACCGCCGGACTTATGTCCGGTTTGTATGATCCTCTTACCGATGATACCCCTGTTGCTAATGAGATTGTAGCACGTCTTGTTAGTGTCCCTAAGGACTCAAGGGGTCCACGCTTAATTTGCGTGCACCCCTCTGAGGCTATATGGATACAACAAGGTCAGCGTCGCATACTTGAGGATGCTATTACTCGTTGTCCTATGACCAGGGGATCTATTAGATTCACTGATCAATCGGTTAACGGGAAAATGGCATTGATCTCCTCTAAGACCAAGGGACTTTGTACCCTTGATCTAAAGGAGGCTAGCGATCGCATAAGTTGCAGTCTCGTTAGATATCTCTTCGGAGATTATCTTTACGATATACTGTCTTGTGCAAGAGCTACTCATGTAATGCT